AGACTAGCTAACACACAGAATGTGTACTTACTTTTGGAAAACGTAACCTATCCGTTAATCATTCAAAATCGTAATGCATTTTTGTCTAGCTATAAGTTTGACCCACAAATTGGATTGCCAAGATTTGCAATTATTTACAATGAAGTTGATGTAACTAGAATGAGAATTTATCCTGGCGCATCACAAGCTTATGAATTGCGTGTTTACGGTAAATTTGAGTTACCTGAATACACAGAAAATGATGATTTGTCTAACTTGCCATTGTATTACAATCGTTACTTAAAATTTGCCTTAGCTAGAGACCTAGCAATGTATAAAGGGCGTGCGGAAGCATGGACAGATAAGCTAGAATTAATGTACGTACAGGCCAAAATGGATATGGAATCTGTGAGTACAACTAACCTTGTTATAGAAACGGAAAACGAAAGTTTACTAAATGGTGCTTACCGCGTCAGGGCAGGTGTTTAATGCCTATTGCTGAACTACCAATACAAGGCGGTTATGACCAGCAAAGGTTTAAGCAATACAGTCCTGAAGATGCAGCAAATTGGACACTAGTAACAGCACCTTCTGGCAAACGAGAAACTGCAATGTACCCTGCAATGGGCAGGCGTCATATAACTTACAATGGCAGCGCGAGATTAATTTTTGCTGTTGAACCTAGGGGAATATTTAGGTCCCTCAAATACATGTACTATGTAGTAGGCAGTGACATATTTCGAGTTGACTCAGCTTACAATACTGTAAAAATTAGTTTTAATGTATCGCAAGGTTTAACAGAGCTTAATTCAATTAGCACAAATGTTTTTGCTGATTACTTAATTGCAGGTAATTTAACATTTGTAACTTTTGTAGATGGTGTAAATACTTACGTTTACCAAGAACCAACTGTTCAACCAGATGGAACAATTACCGATACAGGTCAATTTTATTTAATCACAGATCCTAATGTTGTTGATGTTAGACCTACTGTAGTTAGAGCGTTTGGCAATCGCATTGTGATTAATGGCAGTAACAGCGCATTTTACTACATTTCCAAGTTTAATTTAGGCGGTAGTAATTTTGATCCTGATACAGCATTTTCAACAGAAGCCACTCCACCTGCTGTGGGCAATGCAATATTCAACACTGTTGAAGGTGAAGTAAGACAATTTACAGTTCTTAACAATCAACTTTACATATTCACTGACTTTACTACTGAAATTTGGTCAAACATACCGTCAGTATTTGAAGGTGGGGACATTCCTGTAACATTTCCCTTTAAAAAAAGTACTACTTACAACTGGGATTATGGAATAGCTGATCCATTGTCTATAGATACTGACTTCCAACGCATTGTTTGGTTAGCTAAAAACCAAAATGGATTGGTTCAGGTTATGATTTCAGACGGTGGACAGCCACAAAAATTGTCTACCAAAGCAATTGACGTTTTATTTCAAAAGAATCGCACTACACAAGAGTTAAGTCCGTTCTTACAAGGTAATACTAACGGATTTTTGTATCAGTTTGAAAACACGATTTACTATAGAATTTCGGCTGGTCAGTATAAAACTTACAAAAATTTGGATTGTACACTTGAGGCTAATAGCATTGAATTTAATTTCGACACTAACAAGTGGGCTAGAGTTATTGAAGACAATGGGGCGCGTAACCGTATTGAAAAGCACATGTTTTTTAACAATGTGCATTACGTTACAGTACAGGGCGAAGACACGGTTTATGAAATGTCTGGCCAGTTCTATACAAATGAACTTAGAAACCCTGAACAGCCAAACCCAAATGCTTCAGATGGCTTTATACAATTTCCATTTCGTTATGAAAGAACAACTCCAATCATTTTCCAACCTGACTATAGCGAATTTATAACCTCATACATACAAATAGACTTTGTGTTTGGTGATTCTACGTTTACAAGTAGTTTAAATCCGTTTGAAAACACAGTTTTTGTTGTTGCAGAAAGTGTTGTACCTGGAGGTGAGCCAACTTATTTGACAGACGAAGATGGAAATTTCATCATTCAAGAAAATACAAACTTTCCTACTAAAGACTCTAAGATTTACAACAATTTTTACAAACCACATGTGTCATTGTACTTTTCAGATGATGGCGGAATAAGTTTCAATTACGCTGACAACTTAGAATTTAGTCAATTAGGCGTGTATCAGTGGCGTATGCGTTGGTACCAATTAGGTCCATCAAGGAATAGGGTTTATAAGCTAGTTTGCGTTAGTCCTGCTCCAATAGTTGTACTTGGTGGTGTAATGGAAGTTAAAAGGAGTTCTGGCGGTGGCAACTGATTGTACTTTTAACAGAGTAGATACTGCACCCATACAAGACACAAATTTTAGTCCAGAGTTTTTGAGTTGGCTTAGTACCACTGTGGACACTATTAACGAAGATTTAAACATTCTTGAAGAATGTATACAACAATTAGATGCCCGCATTACAGCATTAGGAGGATAGCATGGCAATTATGGATTTTTTGGACCCAGGAGCTGGTTACAAATCAGCAATGAAAGAATACACGAAAGGCTATGAGGAAGGAAAAGGATATCTAGATCCTTATGCAGGAGCTGGAACCAGTCAATTACAACAACTTTTAGGTGCTCAAGGTGCCTTAATGGATCCAGCGGCTTTACAAAGTCAGTGGGCACAAAGTTATGAAATGTCGCCATATGCTCAACAACTACAAGGAGCAGCACAAGAAGCTGGTTTAAGCTCTATGGGTAGCATGGGCCTTGGTGGTAGTAGTGCAGCTTTACAAAACTTGCAGCAAACAAGCTCAAACATCATGCAAGCTGACCGAGAAAGGTATATGAAAGACTTAATGGACAAATACATGACAGGTATAGACATAGGTCAAGACATTTACGGCAAAGGCGCAGGTGCTGCTGGACAATTAGGTCAAATGGGTATGCAGTATGGCCAAGGCATGGGTGAACTAGAAGCCATGAAATCTCAATCTAGAAATCAAATGATGATGGATTTGTTAGGATTAGGTGGTCAAGCATATGGTGCTAGTCAATTTGGAAAAGCTTTTGGCGGTGGTGATAGTGTTGGTAGTGGTGGTAATGCTGGCACTGCTTTAGAAAAATATATTCCATACTTGGCAATGCTTTAGGAGATATTTATGGCAGTATTTAGTGGACTTTATCACCCAACTGACATGAGCATGCTTCAAGATATGCTTAAACAGCAACAGCAGCAAAGACAATTTGGACAAAAACAAGAACTTGCTCAACAGCAGTTTGGCCAACAACTACAGCAAAGACAAGCTGAACAAAAGGCACTACAAGACTACAGACTTTTGCAACAAAAGCTGGCTGAAGAGAAATTTGGTCGTGATGCAGAATTAAAACAAGCTCAAATTGAAACTGAACAAATGAAGCAAAAAAACTTAGACCGTGAGCAGCAAGGAATTAATCCTGTTCTTGAAAGACAAATTAAATTGGCGCAGTTCAAAGAAGACAATAAGTTTAAGCATGAAATAACATCTTCTTCAAAATTTATTAACAAAGCAGCTAATTCCATAAATAGAATGTTTGATGCTTTGGAGAAAAATAAAAGTTTAACAAGTCCAATTTATGGGGTGCCAGTAGTTGGAAACATTGCTAAAAAAACTTTTGGATCAAAAGATCTTGGGGCATTTGCGGCAGATGCAGCAAACTTACAAACTCAATATGCAAATTTAGATTTGGCACGTCCTGGAATAAAAGCCGTTGAATTTTACAAACAAACCAAACCTGATGAAGGTGCTGGTGAAAAATATAATTACGGCATGATTCTAGCAAACGCCCAAAAAATACAAGACACTTGGGAAATTGACAAAAGTAATTGGGAGCAAAAATTTCCAAATACTAAATTTCCAATTCCAGATCCTAACATGAAACGAATTATTAACAAAATTCAAGGTATTGAAAATTTTGATAGTGATGTGCCTGATCAAGCGCAAATGCAGCAACAAACAACTGCTACCATGGATAGAAAGCCTGTTGAGCAACAACAAGAAGATTTAAGTGCTATGTCTACTGAAGAACTTATGAAAATTGCTAGAGGTGGTTAATAATGGCTATTACTCCTGAAATGGCAAGAAGAGAGTTAGCTCGTAGAGAGCTTGCTAGACGCGGAATTACAGATTTTGATGCAAAACCAGATGAACCAGAGGTTCAACCGCAGATGGCACCCCCTCAAGAAATGCCAATGCAACAGCCACAACCTGAACAAGAGCAACCATTACAAAACTTGGAGCAAGAAGCAGTTCAGCCTCAAAAGGAATCTTTGAATTTACTAGATCAAGTTAAATTAGGTGGATTAATTCCATTAGGCAAAGTAATGCAAACAGTAGAAGGTGCTTTTCGTTCTACACCTTCAGAAAGAGTTTCAGCTACAACGAGAGGACTACAGAATATAGTTGAAGGTCCAAAACAATTATATTTAGAGCAATTTGGAGATCCTGAAGCTGCTGCTGCTTACACAAAGAAAATTAACGAGGAACGTAGAAAGTATGCAGAAACTGAAGCGGCAAAGAATCCATATAATCAGTTACTAACGCAATTAACTGCATCGGCACCATATGCTGCACCTGTAGGAATGGCTGGTGGATTATTAGCTAGGATGCTTAAAAGTGGAAGTGCTTTGGGTGGCCTAGAATATTCGAAATTTATGCCAAGTGATGAATCAAGAGGACTTGAAGGAATTAAAGGATTTGGTCTTGGTGCTGCTTTTCCATTAGCATTTGAAGCCCCTGGTTTAGCAAAGAAAGGACTTGGAAAAACTAAAGACATTCTTTATAGCCCATTTAAAGGATTTGATAAACTAGAAGCTAAATTATCTGAAGTTGCAGCTAAAGATGAAACTCAAAAAGCTGCGTTGTCTGAAGCTAAGAAGAAAGCTCAAGAGGCAACTGGTTCTACAAATTTGTATTCAGCTAGAGGCGAAGCTAAAAAACAATTATCTGAATTACCTGGATCTGAGAAACCTACAATTGGAGCTGAAAGTACTGAAGTTTCTCAAAAAAGATTAGATGAAGCTACTAAATCACACGAATCAGCTAAGAAATTAGTAGGTGAAATTGAAGGTCAATTTGATAAAGAACTAGGCAAAGGATCTGCTCATGCTGATAGACTCGCATCAAATGTTAACAATCAAATTGAGGCAATAGAGAAGCATTATTCCGACAGGTACAAGAAATTTATGAGTGATGCTAAAGATGCTAAAACATTAATGCCTAAGAAAGTAGTTAACGATTATGAAATTAATAGAGAACAACTTCTTGACGCGTTAAAGTCTAGTCAATATAAAGATTTAAGGATTTCTGATTTAACACAAGAAGGAAGCCCTACATTTAAAAAGTTATTAAATATTGCTCCAACTTCAGAAGACGTAAATCTGGCTAAATTTATGTCAAAAGCTAAAGATTTCAGGAATGAAAGATTTAATTTGTCACAAAAGTTAAAAGATAACATTACTAATGCCGAACGTGATGAAATACGTGATGCTCTAACAAATACTGCTAAATTAGAAAATACTATTCAATCTACTCTAGAAAAAGCAGTAGGACCTAAGGCAGCCGCTAATCTTAAAGAAATTAATGCTGGTTACTCTGATATAATTTTCCCATTAAGATCGTATAACTTAGCTAAGACAATTAAAAAGTCTGAATCTTTGCCAGAAAACTTTATTAAAAAATTAAGCGGAAAATCTGCATATCCAGAAACTAGAAAGGCTCAGCAGGTATTGAGGAACATTGTAAAATCAGAACCTGAAAATGTTAAAAATGTGCTTGGTCAACGATATGCTGGAAAGATAGAAAAGGCTCATGAATATGATGAACTTGCAAAGGAGTATTTCGATCAAGCTCCAGAAATTAAGAAAATTCTAGATCAACACAAAGAAGCGAAAGATTTAGTTAAAAGCACAGGTGCTTCACTTAAAGAAGCTGAAACAATTCATGAAAATTTAACGGCTAGAAAAAAACTTGAGGGCAGGATTAAACTTTTGGATGAAAATATTTCTAAGTTAGAGAGAGAAGCTAAAAAGAAGAACATTACTCTTAAACACAAATTAAAGGTAGAGAAAATGCTTAAAGAAAAAACTGATGAACGCTCTAGGAATAGGAAAGCATTAACAGTTCTAGCAGGTGTAATTGGAGTTCCTACAGCGGTTAAAAAATTATTAAATTCTACAGCTTAGAAGGATTTACTATGGCAGATACATTAGTTAGGGGTGCAAACCCAATTTGGTGGCTACCAGACTTGACTGGTCTGCCTTTGAATGACCAGTACTATGCGTTTTTCTTGGAAAACACAATTCCATATTTGCCCCAAAACGTATATCAAGACGCAGCAGCCACAACTGTATGGGCTAATCCATTACAGTTTCAACCTAGTGGAACACTGCCTAATAACTTGTACTTTGATCCTGACAAAACTTACAGGATTGAGATTAGACAAGGCAACACTCAAAATGATCCTTTAATTTGGCTTATTGAAAACTACAATCCTTCTGAAGATGCTGGTGCAAATGCAGGTTCAGCTTTTGGTGGTGACAATTTAGTATCTAATCCACAATTTGCTGAAGTTGATTTTACAAACGATTTAATTTTGGAAGGCGAAGGTACTTTTGACATTGCTCCAGGATGGCAATTGTTTTTAGATGGTGACCAAGGTGGTGCAAATGCTAGATTAACTTTAACACCATTGGATGGACAACAAAACCAAGTTAACAGTCCTCCATATTATTTGAGATTACAAATTGCAAGTTATACAACAGCTGAATTAAGACAAGTATTTACTGGCAATGGCGCAATTTTTTCTAGCGTTAATAATGAGCAAACTGGCGTTGTTTCGATGGGTTTTACCGCTAGAGCAGATGACGACTATCCAATTGAGGTAACTTATCAACCATCGGTTGGCATAGGTACTACAGTTATACAAGACACTGTGTTTTCAGGTGTGTTTCAATCATTTACTGGTATAGAAGTTTTACCAGAATCTACTAATAGTAACACTGGCGATAATGCTACTGTAACAATGGTAATTGCCTTGCAGGGTACTGGCAATTTAGAAATTAGTAATTTGCAAATGGTTGGCGGTGTTATACCTGTAGATTCTGAACTACCTGCTCCAACTGAATACATTCAGGAAACAATTGAGCGTGGTGTAGATCATTTGTTCCATTACTATAAAGACTCATTAGTAATGCAACCAAAGGAAGACATTTTAACTGGCTGGAACTTTAGTTTAAACCCATATCAGTTTATAGCACCTGCAATATCTGCAATGCCTGCTGACTTAACACAATATCGTGCTGATCAAACAATTGTTAGGCAGGAATTTGCTAGTTCAATTGAAACAGGCCAAGCAAGTGCTGCAAATAATTTTGCGTTTCAAGTACAGCCTGTGGATAGCCAAGATTCTAGAGTTGCGTTAATTCAATATGTAGATGCTGCAACCATTAGGCCTTATTGGAATAAAGTTTTGTCTTCATTGGCTAAAGTTAAATTTGTAAGTCCTACACTTAATACTAATGTGGGCTTAAAAATGCGTTTGATTTACAGAAACGATTTACCGCCTACGTTAGATGATGATGAACCAATTTCATCATGGCCTGTTAACGGCGATCCAGAGTTTGATCTTTCTTGGGGTGAAATTTTACCTTTAAATGACCCTACTTATACGCTAGAAAATGGTAGTGATTTTGTAGACTTTAGCTTTGATCAATTTCAAATGCCTGTAGCTGAAAATGCTACAATGTACTTAGGCGTTGTTATTTACACAACTGAACCTTTTGTAAGTACACCAGGCAATAAAGACCAATTAATTTTTGACAGCGTGTCACTAGTTAATAATGACTTTGCAATTGCTTCACCTCCAAAAACTTTTGATCAAGTTTTGCAAGAGTGTCAGTTTTATTATGAGCAAAGTTATTTATCAGCATCTGCAATTGGTACTGCCACAAATACAGGATCTTTGCGAAGAGTTCAAACTGCTGGACAAAGTAATGGTGCTGCATATAGAGCTGATTTTTGGTTTGAATTTAATTCAATTAAACGAGCTAACCCTGCAATAACTTTGTATTCTGTGAGCACTGGGGATGCAGGAAGTGTATTTATAGTAATTAGAAGAAATGCGGCGACTATAGGTGGCGATTTTCAAGGTCTAAGTGTGCCAATTAATGGATGGGCGTCCTCAATTCGTTCTACAAAGAATGTACTTTATACGACTCCGGCTGCTGGCGCAGTGGTTACTGCTGGTGGTGGAGGAGCTGCAAATGTATATGCAGTCGCAGAATTTCATTATGTAGCTGACGCTAGACTTGGTAATTAACTTTAACTTAAAAAGGATTTTAAGATGGCTAGATTTAACACGAACTTTTTAGGCACTTTGCCTTTTGCAGACATTGCGCCTCAGTATTCATTATTGGCAGGCGTAGAGCTCACTTATACCGTTCCAGGTGGTAAAAACAAAAGCTATAGGGCAACATTAAGTTATCCTAATGACGCTTCAGTATGGGTTGCTAAAAACACAACAGCAACACTACCTGCTCCTGGAGTAATGGATCCTAATAGTAACTGTGAACTAAACCCTAGATTTCGTTACGTTAGAGGTGGTGATGTGCTAAGTTTTATAAGCGATTCAGACATGTTAAATGGTGGTATTTCATTGCTTGAACTTCCAGATTCTAACTAGGAGTTAGTATGGTTAATACAATCAAATTTAGTGAATTTGTTGATGGCGGTGAATTAGAAGCAGGTGATACCGTTGTTGGTTTAGATGCTGGCGAAAATGCTAAATTTTCTAAATCAGGTCCAAATTTGTTGCCACCTGGGGATACTGCAAGTAGGCCTCTTACTGCTAACAATGGCGACATGAGGTTGAACACTGACCTTAATCAGTATGAATTTTATAGCGAAGCATCTTTAGCATGGATTACTTTAACTTAGTATAGGGAGATACATATGAGTATTACCGCAATTAGACGTGATTATGGTGTTACACCTTCCATGGTCCGTATTGAAACCACAGACACTTTATCTACTGTTAGCACCGCAGGATATATTGCAGCACAAGCACCTGAAATTGATCAACTAAACAAAGGTGCTTTTCAATGGGAAGTTTCAGACGCTGCTTTAGTTTATGCAGTGGATGGAGTAGAGCTTTATGAAATATCCAGTGACTTTGCAAGTTTAATACCAATTTCTTCAGGTGTTACAGGTCCATATTTAGAAAAAGCTTTAAACTTATCTGACGTAGACAATACGCTTGTTTCATTTAACAACTTAGGTTTAGGTTCTGGTGAAACAATTTTAATTAACGATGGTGATTTTGCAGCTGGTGTTTATGAACTACCTGTACCCTGTCCTAACTTTGTAATTGTTACAAGCTCCTCGGCTGGTTTACAAGTAAAATTGCCAATAGCTAACATTGATGAAAGTTTTTTAATTTCACAAGGTCCTACAATTCAGGCACTATCAACTTCTGGCGATAGCATTGAAATCATTGATCAAAATGATGTTCCTTTGTTTGTACAAGCTCCAGATAGTAGAGTATTTTACAATTTAACTGATGCCTCTACAGCTGCTGGAACATGGGGTGTAGTTCCACAAACTGTAACAGTTAACGACAAATCAGGAATAGTATTACTTGATGATACTGATTTACCTATAACTTATGCGCCAAGTAACTACAGCCCAACAAATGCTTTTCTTGATGGAACTTTAGAAGGTATTGATAATGCGTTAAGCGGCGGTGGTGGTTCTGCTACTTTACAAACTGCTTATGACACTGGAAATGGCGGAATTCAACTTGATAATTCGGGTTTAAAACCTGTTTTTATAGAAAGCGACAGTCTAGGTGTACCACCGCAATTAAAATTTGAACAACTTCAAATTCCAACTGGATTTCAAGCAACTTTTGCAATTAATGCAGTTAGTAAAAACGATTTAAATAATCCCATAACTTACAATCAAATGGT